TAGAGTCGCACCGGCAGCACCTGCGCCAGGTATTAAAATTATCTTACCCACATCGGCAGAAGTAAAAGGAGTAGCACCGTCTGATGTTGAAACGGTAGTAGAACCGTTTGTAGTGCTCAATCCACCTGTTAAATATCGACCATCATGCACCGCACCGTAAGCTTCAACATTGTAAACTTTACTGGTTACATATCTAATCTTCAAAGGGCTTGCAAAGTGAGTATCATTTGTACCCGCAAGCATTTCAGAGAATGTTGCTACTGTTCCACCTCCTGAGTATTGAGGAATATTTAACGTGTTACTTATAAATGTAGCTGCTCCGCTTGTTCCTGTTGTTGTCAGCGTAATTGGAGCCTGATAATCTGTTCCAGCTGCAGCAATTGAAGGAATACCAGTAGATGTAGTATTCTTTAAAATACCTGTTGCAAGACCTGCTAATGATGTACCGTTAATCTTTGATACTGTAGGGCTTGGGAGGGTTCCTGATAGGTCACCGCCAGCAGTTGAACTTATTGTTGCGGCTGTTCCTAAACCTAAATTAGTTCTCGCAGTTGAAGCGCTGGACAAATCGGAAAGATTATTAGTTGTTACCGCATAACTACCTGATGCCTGTTTACCATTCAATTGTGTTTGTAATGCTGACGTAACGCCTGAAACATAGCCTATTTCTGTTGATGTAGTGCCGTTTACCGAGGTCGGAGTAATCGCTCCCAAAGTCAGGCTTATTGCTGGGGTTGTTGTGGCATTTGCCACACTTCCAGAAATGCCATTAGCTGTAGTGACTGATACTGTTGTAACTGTACCTGAAGTACTTGTGCCAGTTCCACCCTTTAATATCCAAAAAGTACCATCGTAATAAATATCCTTCCTATCGTTCGGGCCAATATCATTAGCGGAAAGATTTACCAACGATCCACCAGATTGTTTTTTTATAGTAGTTGCTCCAATACCATTGATATTTAATGTTGACGTGCCCGTATTTGCATTGGTGAACTGAACAGTTAAAGCAACGTCTGTATAAGATGTAATTAATGAGTATGATAGCGTGTATGTATCGGTACCTGCCGCTACTACCTTGCCCTGAATAGCTGTATTGTACTTTGTTGTTGTTATACTTCCGGTGCTAGGGTCAATTAAAATCTGACTGAAGCCGGAAATTGAACAAAGTGTGAGTATGAATATTAATAGTTTTTTCATTTGTGTCCTGGTGCTAAAAATGTTTCTTTCCATCCTGCAAGTTTATAAAGTCCAAATAATACTACCTCGGTCAAAGGGCCCGCCCCCATGTAGTAAACGTTGTAAAATTTCATTTGAGTTTGTAGGCGATCATTTAGCAATCCTACAATATCGGGAGCATACCAAACAAGAACCGGAGCTATAGCCAACGTTAATACCCAGTTATCCCAATTATTTTTAGAGTACTTTTTGTAATCGAATTCAACATTGTTTTTATCTGCCAAATTTTTAGCAGCGACGAATAACCCTAAATTGTATAGGAATGATCCGAAAAATGTGATTAAGTATTGCATATTTTTTTAGTATTGACCCATTAATATTAACCAATCTGTATAAGACGTCGTTGATGGTGAATCAATTCGTGCAACGATTGACGAACCGATTGGTATAATTCCACCATCATGCCCTACTAATGTTGTGCTGCTTGCTGTAATGTAATACTGATAACCCTTTTTAACCGCTGTTCCTGGGAAAAGATTACCAGCAAGACTGAAGTCTCCTTTGAATGTTATAACACCACCAAGTTGCATATAAGCCAATACCATTGTTAAAGGTATCTTGACGTTTACTCCGCCTTGTACACCTAATACAATTTCAGCACCAGTTAAAGTACTGGCCGTTGTCTCATTACTAATTTTGGTATCTGCCATAAACTAAGCTGTTTCTCGTAAAATATAACTATCGTCTTCACGCAATGCAAAGGAACCATCTTCGCGTAACACCCTTGAAGTAGTTGACACGATCGGAATAACATCAGTGGCAACAATTATTCTGTTATCACTAAAGAAAAGAGCGATCGGGTCAATCTGAGTTTCAACTATAATAGGCGAATTCAGACTAATAGCGCTATCCAAATTTGGGAATAATTTCAGTAAAATCCCAATCTTAGACACATCACCATATAACTGAATGGCTAAATCATAAACTGACTGCGAGTCACGCGTTAGATATGTGCTAGATTTTGCCATGCTTTATTAATGAATTTTCAATGCCTGAGAAATCGCCCACTGTTTTAATCCCTAGGGCTGTATGTAATGCTGCTTGTAGTGCTGATGGTGCTCCAGAACCTGGTTCATTTATTGGTGATCCCGTTAGGACAGTCAAAATAGTATTTACTACATCATTTGTTTTATCAATCTGCGTTTTAAGTTCCTGAGTCTTTGTAAGCCCTCCGAAAGAACCGTCCATAAGTGTTATTTCATCAATATCGCTGAACATTACTACAACAAATTCAAAATCAGTGATCGGAGTAATCACTACGATAGACCCTGCTTTTGGTTTTAATAATATTCCGTTAGAGGTCGCAGCCTGAAGACGTACGCCGTACAAATCAATCTCAGTATCCAAGGTAGTAACTGAACAAGTCGAACCATCAACAGCCGTTACAGTGCATAGCATAGAAGCAGATCCGCCAATCTTCTCTTCCATTATCTTTTGAATAGCTTCTTTTATGCTCATGTTATTTTACGATCTAAAGTTATTTCCTGTCGGCCTCCATCCATTCCAAAACGAGTAACTACCTTTCGAACTAAGTAAGTACCGTTACGATCAGGTATTATAGGATCAACAATATTGATCGCGTCACCGTGTCTAACCGTTGGTTGTAGGAAGGTTAAAAACGATCCGGTAAACCCTTCGTACTTCATCTTTTGAAGTGACTCTGTGGCGAGTGTTGTAAGTTCACTATCGGTAACATCATAAAAATAAAGCGTTCTCTGTTCGCCTAATGAATCACCAACAACAACCGATTTTCTGGTATTGTCAGGCTTGATGTTTATAGCCGTTACCTTGAATCGTGTGTCGTCATCCCGGGTATACTTTAGCTGTGAATCATCGATAATGTTTTTTTGAAAGGTGAATTCGTTCAGAACTCCGGTTGCTATTCCTGCAATGTTTCTATAAGCGAACCCAACATATAAATTACCAGATGGCAGGAAGTAGGAAGAAAGGCCAAATTTCTTCCTTAGGTAGTCCAAAACTTCCGCCACTGATGCATTAGTAACTACAAATTTTCCCAGGGTTATATCTTCAGTCTCTACAGTAATACTAGTGGGCACTATTGCGGTCATTAAACTTTTAAGCGTTGCTGATGGTGCACTGTACTTAACACTTGATTGTTTTAGCACATACATGTCGTCCTCACATTCAAATTCTAAAGGCTTCTTAGGACTTATCATTGTTAATTTACCTTTGAATATCTGTGCGTTATTGTCATCATAACCTAACTTAACCACAACTGAATCGCCACGTTTCCAAATGTTGTTTTCGCCTGCTGTTATCTCATACGTTACATTACCGTTTGACTTTGGTCTGATGTTATTAGGCATTACTATACGACACGTATCTGTAAGATTTTCCCACGTAGAAGTAATCTCAACTTCATTTACGAAATTGAAATTAGCTGGCCCTATGGTTATATCAGACGAAAGACGGATCATTCAACTTAAATTCTAATGGATAATCTGAAATGCATTCCAATTGAAACGGCACTGAGTTTCTTCCGCCTGGTCGTTCTCCAAATGTAGGACGAATAACTACAAGCGTATCAATTGAAAATATGTTCAGGAAATTTGATGCTATTGGCAACGGTTTTTTAAGATTGCATAATTCGTTAAGCAAGCTTAATTCATCATGTGGGAATACATTTGAGAACTGTGTAACGAGTTCACCTTGAATCATGATGTTGTAATTACTCTGTCCAATGTATTCAAGTACGGGCCTTCCGCCTTGTATCTCAGTGCTATTGATAATATTGTCCTGAGTAACAGTAATCAAACATGTATCTATCCTTAAAATAACATCACTATCACTGCCTTGTCCGCCTACGTTTAATGAGTTGTCAAGACTTGTACCTGACACCATCTTAAACTGAAGATTCGAATAGACTGGAGTTCCAAGTATGCTTATTAAATCCGGCGTGTCGCTTTGCTCTTCAGGTTGAATGTTATAGTGCGGAATTATCCTGTTAAGCAATTCCGGTACGCGATTCTTTATGTTTGGAATTGGTATCATTGCGCTACTATATTTACATCATTCACTACCGTTAATAATGCCTTCTGAAGTTTCTTTAAGAAAGCAGAATCCATCATTTCACCAGCATTTTTGTTGTTGACTTCTAAAAGCTTATTAATGGTTATGTTTACATTTCTGGTTGCGCTTGATACTTTATCAATTCCACTCCCTGAAGATGACGACATGCCTGATTTTTTAGCCGTAACTCCGCCTGTTGCTGCTGTATCGCCTGGTGTTAGACCAGCAAAAATTTTATTTCTATCAGCAACACCTTTTAACAAATCTGAATTTCTATTACCGCCTTTAAGGTCATCCAATTCGTTGCGCAATATTTCAATTATACCGCCCGATCCTGTAAGTCCTTGTAGTTGTGAGGCCGCTTCTCGTTTCCATACTTCACCCGCATTAGGATTGTTTAATATTTCTTTTAATCCTATAGCATTTTTGGCCGCTGATGATAATTCCGCTTCTTTACTTTCAATTGCCTCACGATTTAGAATTCGTAAAGCCTCCCTGTTTGTTGTAATGTTTTTTTGAATCTTTGCCGTATTGATATCAATTGCATTTCCGTAGTTATCCCAAGCTGTAATAGCTGAAGGCATCTGCATTGCAATTGTATTAATGATACTTTTTAACTCATTACTTTCGTCAATGGTTGGATTTAACTTTCGTGAAATTTCTTTGTAACGATCAACCAAAGGATTAAGACTTTTTTCTAATCCTTCAACTTCTTGTTTTTGAGTCTGGAATGATTTAGAAACATCTTCGTTACCGCCTACAATTTTATGAATATAGAACCCTTCAACATCTCCTACAATGCCCTTAAATCCTAACCATAGATTTTCTATTCGTGCCATGTCTGCAGCTTGGCTTTGTGCTGACTTTGATAAGCCACCGCCGAAAGTCTTCTCCACTTCATCAGCGAATTTAGGCAAGAAATCTTCTGTAAGAACAGTTCCCGCCTTCAGCATGTCACCAAGTTGTTTTGTCGTCACATTAAGTGATCTAGCAGCGATTTGGAATGCACCAGGTAAACGTTCGCCTAATTGCCCTCTTAATTCTTCCGCCGAAACCGTGCCTTTTGATACCATCTGACCAAGTGCTAGAAAAGCACCCTTAGCGTCATCCGCACTAAGTCCCATAACGGATACACCTGTAGATATTTTTTCGAATATGTCGCGCGCTTTCTGCCCTTCGAATTTAGATCCTATCAAAGCGCCTGAGAAGGTTCTAAAACCTTCTGTTGTCGCCAACAGATTAAGGCCCATTCGCTCAGAAATATCAGAAAGGAATTTAAGATTTTCAGCGCCTTCTTTTGAAGATCCTGAAGCGAATACTATTGAGTTTCGAAGAGATTGTAATTGAGTTGATGTTTTGTAAGCCTCGTTTCCGAAGGCTATTAGAGCGCCTGCAGAGAAAGCGGTCACTATTGTACTTTGAATATCTTTTAAAGAACCTTCAAAATGATTGAGTTGCTTTTCTGTGTCCTTTAGATCATTGTTGAACTTCTGATTTTTTAAGACAATTTCATAAATAGCCTTTTCATTCATCCTTTGATCTTTTCAGTTACTCTAAGCTTTCCATCAAATTGTAATGCGAAAGATAGTTCGTTCCATGCTTGCGCAAATTCAGTTATGTTTTTAGGCCTTTCGTGAAGATAAAATCTTATAAGGGCCATGCGTTGTACTATTCCGCCAGGTTCCCCAATTCGTTTTAGATCAATTAACCCGTTCTTATCACGGTCACATTTTAATGTGTCACTTAATTTTTTTTTAACTCTCCATCTAATGGAGTCATCAAAGTGTACATTATTTTTCGAGTCGCAAGTAATGCAACCAAATTGTTTTCGAGTATTCCAGGATCATCACCTCCTATCCATAATGTTTTAACAAATGTCTTTGCGGCTACATTACTTTTTTGCTCATCAATCAAGGTCATGAGATACATATAAACATCCTCAGTAAGATCCTTCAAATGAAATGTTGCGAAAGCTGTTTTTTCCCTATCTAAAGGGACTGTTAATGATTGGAACGCTCCCTTAGGAACTTCTTTTTTTTCTTCTGCCATAACGTTGCGGAGTTATTGGTTAAACGTATTTTATGAATCCTATAGAAAGTTGTATTTCTTCCTCAATCTGTGTGTTGTTAACGGTTGATGCCATGTTCCGGCCTTTGAATCTGCATCTGCCTAGTCTGTGACGTTGAAAGTCGCCTACCTCAGTTCCAAAATTTACACCAATATCAAAATCTGGTATATCCTGTATCCTGCCGTTAGGAGCTGCTGCGCTCAATCTTTGAACCTCTTTTTGTAAAAGCGTAATAGACCCTTCATAAACAATTGTTCCGAAAGTTCTGCTTACTGGCTCTGATCCTGTCGCGTAGTTATTTTCAATTGCCTGAATGTCGCTATACTTTATATCAGTAACACCCACTACAGGAGTTCCAAGGATATTAATGAGAATATTCGCGTGAACATACTCAACTCCGTTTATTAATGGTAATCCTATTACTGCCATAGTTATAAGCTAGTTACAAGTCCAATATTTACAACGATCTGTTCGGCAATTCCTACGGGAATAACAGCAACGCTGATCGTAAGCGTCGATGTACCTAAAACGTCCTGAGTTGGATCAACCAAGGCTTGCGCGTCGCTAATCTCACCGTCATTTTTCATTTGATCCAAAGGACTTTGCGCAAGATCCTGAAAGAAACCTACAGTATCATCTCTTAATGTACCGTCAGCCTTCACGTATAATGTTGCCTGAAGTTTTGGAATAAGAGCAGCACGAACAAGGCGAATTACCTTATTAATTGTTCTCCTTACCTCAATCCACGCATAGTCATCCGTTGATGGTGTTGCAGTGGGCACACGTTCTGAGTAAGTACCTGAAATATCAGGCGTATACTTTCTCAAAATAGCATAACCTTTATCTTTCAGTCCACCTAAAGCTGATGAAGTCAGAGCCGAAACTAAGTCACCATTTCCAAGGGCAGGGATTTCTAACTCAGTGCCGTTTGAAAAGTTAAAGTTGTCAGGATTTCCGACAGATTGTTCAACGCTTGCTTTAGATAAAGCTCCCAACAAAGCACCTAAATGCGAAATTGTATAAGCTTTAGAAACAAATAGTGCCTTACCTGCCCCTGATCCATCCTGACCAATTACTGCCGTTACGTTAGGACAAGCAAGCGCGCGCGTATCTGCAATAGA